CTTTGGGAGCACCAAATGGGCACAGCCTCGCTCCTCAAGCCATTTCCAAGTAATTTCATAAATCTCGCTGGCTACTAGGGTTTTCCCGTCCTTTTGCACCGCTGAGAGCATGGCCCTTGGCTTTGGCATTTCCTGCCCCTTTAAATCAGCGGTATTTTGGAAGTCAATGATTTCTAGCTTTCTCTTACCTGGATTTCCCTGTGCAATTTTATCAGCAAGTGGTTTCTTTTTTTGACCAGAACCTATACGCGCACCGCCACGATTTGTTCCATCTTTGGCCATTCACTCACCTCTTTTCGTTGATGGGTCTATTACCCTGTTTGAAACCGCGAATTTTCACGCGTTACCCCACGCCGCTGTCCGGGTAGAAGGGTCGTAGAGATTTGACCCGCCCCACGGTCACCGGTCACCGATCTCGTGATGGATCTTCGTGTGGCACGACTGGCACAGGCTCATCAGGTTGCTGGCATCGTGGGTACCGCCTTGGGAAATAGGAAGAATATGATGAACTTCTTCGACCGGTGTTAACCGACCTTCCTTGAGGCACTGCTCACACAAAGGGTGGGCCGCTGCATACCTGTCACGGATACGCTTCCAAGCCCTGCCGTATTTGCGGTTGACATCCGGGCTACGCTCGTACTTGTTGTACCGATCCCGGTCCAGCTTCTCGTGCTCCGGGCAGAAGCGTCTATCAGTAAGCCTTGGACAGCCGGGGTAATCACAGGGCTTCTTTGGACTCCTTGGCACATAATCACCTCGCTTTCGGGCATAAAGAAAGCCCTCACAGGATTTTGCTCCCATGAAGGCCGTCCTCTATGCTATTTTCCTATCTTAATCATATCAGAAATGGATACTGTACTTCAATGGCTTTTGGTGGCGAGTTGAGATGATCATGCCGCTTTATCCAGAATCTTCTGTACTTCCTCCAGTGCTCTGCCGTGCAAACGATAGAGCCAACGGATATCGTACCGTTATGCCTTTCTTCTGGATTCCCGAAGATAATCTCGACCTACGCGTCAGGCGTGATCATGTCAATTATGACCTATGGGAGAAGCAGGGCTTTCTCAAAACGACCGAGGGCAATGTAGTTCACTACGGCTTTATTGAAGCGTTCATTGAGGAACTCGGTACTAAATATAATATCCGCGAGATCGCCTTCGACCGCTGGGGCGCGGTACAGATGGTGCAGAACTTAGAAAACCTCGGCTTTACGGTAGTACCGTTCGGCCAAGGTTTCAAAGACATGTCGCCGCCGACTAAGGAGCTTATGAAGCTGACATTGGAACAGAAAATAGCCCACGGCGGGCATCCGGTGCTCCGCTGGATGATGGATAACATCTTCATCCGCACTGATCCCGCCGGAAACATCAAGCCGGACAAGGAAAAATCCACTGAGAAGATCGACGGTGCTATCGCCACCATCATGGCGCTGGATCGCGCGATACGGTGTGGTAGTGGCGGCGGGACAAGTGTCTACGATGAAAGAGGATTATTGGTGTTGTAGTTTTTGCAAAAGGCTTGCATAGTGCAATACAATTGAGTATAATATAGAAATAGGGGGTGTTCAAAATGGCAAGAACGTCAAACATTTTCGCCCGCGTCGAGCCTGAAATAAAGGAACAGGCTGAGCAGGTGCTGGAACAGCTCGGTATTCCTATGTCCAATGCGATCGGACTTTTTCTGCGTCAGGTTGTAATGCAGCGCGGAATTCCTTTTGATATAAAACTGCCGCAAAACAAACCGCTCGATACCAGCACTCTTAATGAGGAGCAGTTTAATGCCGAAATCGAAAAAGGATTCGCCGACCTGACCGCTGGGAGGGTTGTTCCGGCCGAAAGTGTCGCAGATAGGATGCGACGGGATTATGGCGTATGAGCGCGTGGAAAGTCATATATACCGAACAGGCGGAACGAGACTTGCGCGGGATTTACGAGTATATCGCTTTCTCACTGCTCGAACCGGAAACTGCAAGGAAACAAGTCCAGCGCATCATGGATGAAGTCGCAAAGCTGTACGAGATGCCTTTTCGTTTTCGTCTCTACGAAAAGGAGCCGTGGCGCAGTAAAGGACTGCATATCCTGCCCGTAGACAATTATCTTGTGTTTTATTTCCCCGTGGAATCGACGAAAACTGTTGCAATTATTCGTATTATGTATGGCGGACGCGATATTGACGCACAGCTTCGACTAACAAATGATTAAGCGTGTATAACATGAGGAAGCATCTGCTCAAATGAACTGCTCCCTGTCAAGTAGACAGGGAGCATATCAATATGGCAGGTGCTTTTCTCATGCCCATTTATAAGGAGGTTCTTGCGAATTGAACAAATTTACATCCCTTTTTCATTCCCGTGACAAGCCCCAAAACAGCTTAAATGGCAGCCGGTACAGTTTTTTCTTCGGAGGAACAACAGCCGGGAAGCCTGTAAATGAAAACACAGCCATGCAGATGACAGCAGTATACTCCTGTGTGCGTATCCTGTCTGAGGCAATCGCCGGTCTGCCTCTCCATGTATATAAATACAACGATGGCGGCAGCAAGGAAAAAGATCTACAACATCCGCTATATAAGCTGCTCCATGACGAGCCGAACCCTGAGATGACCTCATTTGTGTTCAGAGAAACACTGATGGGTCATCTTCTTTTATGGGGCAACGCCTATGCTCAGGTCATCCGTAATGCCCGTGGTGAGGTTGTTGCTCTGTACCCGCTGATGCCAAACAAAATGACTGTCGACCGCGACAAGGACGGCTGCCTTTACTACTTATACCAGCGCGGTTCAGGGGATACACCCTCTCTCGGCAAGAACAGCCAGGTCCTTTTATCACCATCGGATGTTCTTCACATTCCCGGTCTGGGTTTTGACGGTTTAGTCGGCTACTCTCCCATAGCCATGGCAAAGAACGCAATCGGTCTTGCTATCGCCACAGAGGAATATGGCGCTAAGTTTTTCGCCAACGGCGCAGCTCCCGGCGGGGTGCTGGAACATCCCGGAACAATAAAGGACCCACAGAAGGTCAAAGACAGCTGGAACAGCGCTTATCAGGGAAGTGGAAATGCCCACCGGGTGGCTGTGCTTGAGGAGGGCATGAAGTACCAGCCCATTGGCATCTCGCCCGAGCAGGCACAGTTCCTCGAAACCCGCAAGTTCCAAATTAACGAGATAGCTCGAATTTTCAGAGTACCGCCACACATGGTAGGCGACCTTGAAAAGTCGAGCTTTTCTAATATTGAGCAGCAGTCGCTGGAGTTTGTGAAATACACACTCGACCCGTGGGTGGTCCGCTGGGAGCAGTCCATGTACCGTGTGTTGCTCTCGGAAAGCGAGAAAAAAGACCATTTCATTAAATTTAATGTCGACGGTCTGCTTCGCGGAGATTACGAGAGCCGTATGAACGGCTACGCGACGGCAAGGCAGAACGGCTGGATGTCAGCGAACGACATACGCGAGCTCGAAAACCTGAACCGCATACCCGCAGAGCAGGGCGGCGATCTGTATCTCATCAACGGTGCGATGACTAAGCTCCAGGACGCCGGCATTTTCGCAGATACATTTAATAATAAGAAGGAGGCCCCCGATGAAAAAACAGAAAAGCAAACCCGACCGCCACGCTGAGATATGCGGCGAGCTCAACGATGTGTACCGCCGAAAGAATGCCGACTACGGTGACAGCTTCGGCGAGACCTTTCATAAGCTCGGTATCATCAGCGCGGTCACACGTATTACAGATAAGGTTAATCGCCTACAGTCACTATGTGTAAACACGGCGCAGGTAACGGACGAGTCCATCAGAGATACGCTTCTTGACCTTGCCAATTACGCCATCATGACGGTGATCGAACTTGAAACCTTAGAAATGGAGGATGTGTATGGAAGTAACAACGCAGGCGCAAAACCCTAAGTTCCCACAGAACAAAGTGTGCGCATCGGATCCAGCGGCACGCTGGTGGAATTGGGTAAAGGACGGTACCGGCTGCCGTACCCTTTACCTGGACGGTGTAATCGCCGAAGAAAGCTGGTTTGATGATGATGTCACCCCAACGGCGTTCAGAGATGAGCTGTTCGCCGGTAAGGGTGACGTTGTTATTTGGATCAACTCTCCAGGCGGTGACTGTGTAGCAGCGAGCCAGATATACTGCATGCTCATGGACTACCCGGGGAACGTAACCATCAAGATAGACGGTATCGCGGCTTCGGCGGCTTCAGTTATAGCGATGGCCGGTACGAGGGTGCTGATGTCCCCAACCTCGCTCATGATGATTCACAACCCTCTGACCATGGCCATCGGCGACAGTGAGGAAATGCAGAAAGCCATCGCTATGCTCTCTGAGGTCAAGGAGAGTATCATCAACGCTTATGAAATTAAGACCGACCTTTCAAGAGCAAAAATATCCCAACTCATGGATGCGGAGACCTGGCTTAACGCCAACAAGGCCATAGAGATGGGTTTCGCGGACGGTGTCCTGTTTGAGGAGACAGAGACTCCACCCGACACCATCATAGAAAACAGCTTCATGTTCAGCCGCCGGGCTGTTACAAACTCGCTAATGAACAAGATTAAACCTAAAGTATCCGAGCAGAAGCCCGGTACTCCAATAGAGTCGCTGGAAAAGCGGCTTAATTTAATTAACCACTAATTTTGAGGAGGATATCTATATGAATAAGATTCAGGAACTGCGCGAAAAGCGCGCAAAAGCATGGGATGCCGCAAAGGCATTTCTCGACACTAAGCGAGGGGCAGATGGCTTGCTCTCCGCTGAAGATGTTGCCACCTACGAGAAGATGGAAAGCGACGTTGTTGCTCTTGGACAGGAAATAGACCGTCTGGAGCGTCAGACTGCTCTGGATGCGGAGCTCAACAAACCTACTGCTGACCCTATTACCGGCAAGCCTGGAAAACCAAATGGTGAAACCAAGACGGGCCGTGCCTCCGACGAGTACAGAAACGCCATGCTTAGCGCTCTGCGCTCCAACTTCAAGCGTGTAAACGACATACTGCAGGAGGGCGTAGACGGCGACGGCGGCTACCTTGTCCCGGATGAATACGACAGCCGCCTTATTGATGGACTGACTGAGGAGAACATCTTCCGCAAACTCGGCACCACCATTACCACTAGCGGTGACCACAAGATAAACATTGCGGCCACGAAGCCCGCCGCCGCATGGATTGAAGAAGGCGGTGCGCTCTCCTTTGGCGACGCCACTTTCTCCCAGATCCTGCTTGACGCACACAAACTCCATGTGGCTGTAAAGGTCACTGAGGAATTGCTCTATGACAACGCTTTCGGCCTTGAAAACTATATCCTTGACCAGTTTGCAAAGGCTCTCAGCAACGCAGAGGAGGATGCTTTTCTCAACGGCAACGGTGTCGGAAAGCCGCTGGGTATCTTCGCAACTACGGGCGGCGGTCAGATTGGCGTAACCACCTCCGGCAATTCCATCACTGCTGACGAGGTCATAAATCTCGTCTATGCACTCAAGCGCCCTTATCGCAAGAATGCCGCGTTTATCACAAACGACCAGACTCTCTGCGTTCTCCGAAAACTGAAAGACGGAAACGGAGCGTATATCTGGCAGCCATCCTACCAGGCGGGTGAACCGGACAGGCTTCTTGGCTATCCGGTTTATACCTCCGCTTATGTACCCATCATTGCGGCGGGCCAGCCTGTTATTGCTTTCGGCGATTTCAGCTATTACAACATCGGCGATCGCGGGTCCCGGTCATTCTCTGAACTTAAGGAACTGTTTGCCGGCAACGGGATGATTGGCTATGTCGCCAAGGAGCGTGTTGACGGAAAGCTGGTGCTACCCGAAGCTGTGCAGATCCTCAAGATGAAGGCCACTTCCGGCTCTTAAGAAAGGATGGCGGCGGTATGACACTTTTTGAGAAAGTGAAAGCCAACCTCATATTGGAACATAACCGCGATGATGAACTTCTGCAGGTATACATCTCCGCCGCCACCGCTTATGCCGAGAGTTATCAGCACCTGGGGGAGGGGTATTATTCGAAAAATGTAATGCCGCCCACTACAGAGCAGGCCGTCGTCATGCTGTCATCCCATCTCTATGAATCAAGGGATGGCAGCACGGGCGGTTTCTTCGCGGATAATGTACAGGCGGGACAGCAGGTGTGGAACACAGTCAATCTGCTGCTCCGCCTTGACCGGGATTGGAAGGTGTAAAAATGAGCTTTGGGAAGATGAATGCTTTTATAGATATTATATCGAAAGAGGAAGTTGAAGACAACGATGGATATTCAACCATTACGGATGTGACAGTAGCCTCTGTGAGAGCGTACAGAGAGTACCGAAGCGGTACTAAAAAATGGGCAAACAGAGCCTTGTTCTCGGAAGCTACGAATCTTTTCCGCTTTCGGCGTATTCCGGGGGTGAGCATTACACCCGCAATGACCATAGTCTGCGAGGGCTCTCAGTTTGAAATAACCTCGATTGAGGATGTCGCCGGACGCGGTATGTATATTGAAGTTCTGGCAAAAGAAGTAACGCAGACCGGATAATGATTAGGGGGTTAAAATGAAAGATATCTGGAACACCATTCAGCTGGTATTAACCGCCATAGGTGGTGGGATCGGCTGGTTCTTAGGAGGGTGGGATGGCTTTTTGTATGCGCTTGTTGCATTCGTAGTCATTGACTACATAACAGGGCTAATGTGTGCGGCACTGGATAAGAAGCTATCCTCTGAGGCGGGCTTCAAAGGCATAATGAGGAAGGTGCTCATTTTTGTGATGGTCGGCATAGGACATATTATAGATACGAGAATACTAGGCGATGGCAGCGTTTTAAGGACCGCTGTCATTTTCTTTTACTGCTCCAACGAGGGCCTGTCCGTACTTGAAAACGCTGCCCACATAGGCCTGCCTGTCCCGAATAAACTGAAAGAGGTACTTGAACAACTTCACGACCGCGATGATAAGGAGGAAAAATGAACCTTCATAAACTCATATTAACAGAAAACGCCTGTTACAAAGCAGGAAAAACCATAACGCCAAAAGGCATCATGGTCCACAGTACCGGGGCAAATAATCCCTGGCTGAAGCGATATGTCGGCCCGGATGATGGCCTGCTGGGTAAAAACGAATATGGCAACCACTGGAACACAGACAAGCCGGGCGGTCAATCCGTCTGCGTACATGCTTTTATAGGTAAGCTGGATGACGGCAGCATCGCTACCTACCAGACGTTGCCGTGGCATATGCGAGGTTGGCATGCCGGGGGTTCAGCGAATGATTCTTATATAGGGTTTGAGATATGCGAGGACGATTTAACTGACCCCGCATATTTTTCTGCCGTTTACAAGGAAGCGGTGGAGCTCTGCGTGTATCTCTGCAGACAATTCGGCCTCACGGAGAAAGACATCGTCTGTCACAGCGAGGGGTACAAGCTGGGTATAGCGTCCAACCATGCTGATGTCATGCATTGGTTCCCACGGTACGGGAAAAGCATGGACACCCTAAGGGCTGACGTTAAGGCAGGACTCGCTGCCGGGACTGTACCTCAGCTCGACAACACGCCAAGCGACTGGTCAAAGGAGTCCATCTCCTGGTGCATCGAAAAAGGCATCCTAAAAGGTGACAACGGTGACCTTATGCTCCGCCAGCCACTTACTCGGGAGCAGTTTTGTGTGATGCTGCATCGGTATAACCAGCTGAAAGGTACTGTGAAATCATGACCCATGCTGAAAAAGTGCGTATCAACAAACTGCGTACCGAGGGTCTTGGCGCTACACGGATAGCAAAGGAGCTGGGGCTCTCCGTAAACACGGTCAAATCCTATCTGCGCAGAACTCCTGTCGTTGAAACAAGGCCGAAGCCTAATATTGACATCGGAAGCAATTGTAAACAATGCGGCGCTCCTCTTTCGCAGCATCCCCACCGTAAGTCAAAGCTCTTCTGCTCCGATGCCTGCCGCATGGCCTGGTGGAGTAGCCATAGAAACGAGATTGCAATGAAGACCACAGTATCCCTAACCTGTGCTTATTGCGGAAAGCCCTTCAACAGCTATAGTTCAGAGAACAGGAAATACTGCAGCCACGCCTGCTATATTAACGACCGTTTCGGAGGTGAACGTCATGACACATGAACAGTTTGAAAGGGAAAGCAGGTATCGTGTTGCAATGTCCATCGCACATACAATGCTCCGAGATGGGCTGATCTCCAAAAAAGAATACCGCATAATCGGTACGATTTTCATTGAGAAATATAGACCGCTTTATGGAGCGTTATAGAGCTGCCTGCCAAAAGAGTCCTGCACACTTCTTTCATTACGCCGTTATTTCGTTTGAGGCGCGTTTTCTTAAACAAAATTAGACATTGGCGTTACAATTTTGCTTGATCAAAACATTAGTATATTGATACAACTTAAGCATTATTTCAGGTAGTCAAGGAGTGATAGCAGCGTCTGTATGAACGCGCCTACGCAGTTGTATCCTTTGACAAAAATTTTCTGCTATTCGTTTATATAAAGATCTTCATGGTACAAAACATAACTGTTCTTGCCGTTCTCTTTGGCAGAGTATAGCGCTTTATCTGCATACTTTAAAAGTTTATCAAATTCATTTCCATATTCATAACTGCATACCGCTCCAGCACTAGTTGTTACAGATATATTATGATACTCGTTTTTATATTCTCCTCTAAGCTTTTCAAGCATCCACTTTAGTTTGTTTTTTAAAGTATCTTTAGGAATATCTTTTACAAGTACGCAAAATTCATCTCCACCAAAACGTCCCAAAATGTCATAGTTAGAGAAAACTATTTGTAGTTTTTTTGAAATATCTTTAAGAACTTCATCGCCTAAAGTATGGCCAAGCGTATCATTTATTTCCTTAAAATTATCGATATCAAGAAAAATAATTGCATTATTACTCGCAGTAGATGTTTTTAGGTATTCTATACATTTATTTCTAAATGCATCTTTGTTATAAAGTCCTGTTAATGAATCAATTTGCGCTTTATTACGAAGTTCCTCTTTTTCTTTCATTTCCTCATCAATATCGGTTAATTTACCAATTAGTCTAAATTTCACACCATTCTTTTGTATAATATGAAAAATTATTTTGCACCAACAAGGCGTGAAATCATTTTTATAAACTCTTATAACATACTCACCATCAATATCTCCGTTATTTATAGATCTGAGCATTTTTTCAAATTCATGTCTGTCTTCTTCATAGATATGTAACATATCCGGAATTTCATTACCCCAATACTTTTTGGGTAATGCCCAACCGAATTTTTCTTTAAACTTTTTTGAAATGTATATGGCTTGAGTTTTGAAATCAACTTCGTAAAGAATCTCATCTGATTTTTCCATTAGAATCTTATAGCGTTCTTGCTCAAATTCAAGTCTATCCATTATTGCACGTTCTCTAGATATATCGATAACTATACAATACAGTTCTTGTTCTCCTTGACTGTTTTTCACAAGTGTTCCACTGAAAATTGTAGTTATATACTTTCCGTCTTTGCGTTTTATTCTAAGCTGTGCCGAAAAGTTCTTACTCTGGTTTTCTTTTTGATTATTAAGCTTTTTAACTTTCTTTAGTTCATGTATATCTTCAGGGTGAATGTAGTTAACAAAATCTTTGCTGTTTATGCCTTCAAACTCTTTCATTGAGTATTGAATAAGATTTAAAAAGCCTTCGTTTACATAAGTTACATGGAATCCCTTGCTAGGAAGAAAAACAAGAACCCCGCCATTGATGTTGTTCGTAATGTCGCGTAGTTTTTGCTCACTTTCTATGATTAGGTTAATATGCCTTTTTCGTAATCTAATAGTATAAATTGCAAGCAAGGTCAGAAAGAAAATTACAATGCATAATGCGATTAATAAGCATCTAAAGCGTAGTAAAAAGTTTTTTACAGTATTATTCATTGTATCATTGTAATTATTGTTTTTCTCCTGATCACTAACAATCAATTTGGTATTACTTTCGTCACTTACTAAGGCCGTTATATTAGTAATACATTGCTTATTAAACCCGCTATTCCAAAATTGCTCTTCACTTTTTTCTCTTAAAAAAATTGTTATATCTTTGATCTGAGGTATTTCGGGAGTTTCGGGAGTTTCTTTGTAATCAGAAGCGTAAACCCAAGAAAATGTATTAGAAACACACATAATCTGAATTAGAGCCAGTATTACAAATATTTTAATGCTTTTTTTCACATGTACACATCCTAATATTTAGAATTTGACGAGTTGAGGGGCTAAAATATTGGTGTCCCGCTTAAACATAATCATAACGCAGTGTCTAATAGTCAAAATTCAAACAGATTTAAAGATACATATTGGGTTATAATTTAGGCACTAATCATATTTTATTTTTCATAGCTTGGCGATATAACGGGCGTGTAAGCATTGGTATATAACGATCGGCTAAAAAGTATGATCCTGAATTAACTACTGGTTTGGGTTGCTTGTTAGATGGCTGAGGTTTATGGTCCGACAGTATAATATTAGCTATAGCTATACCTTCAGTACAATTACCATCAGCAATTGCTAACGTTGTTCCCTGGGAATTGAGGATCTGGCAGGCCGGAACCATTTTACACTTGAGTTCTATATCTTTCGCTTTACTCATGTATTTGAAAAGTCGCGGTGCAGAAAGAGCATATACCAGAAAAGATCCTCGGCTTTTAGGTATCCTAGATCTAAAAACACCGCCAGGCATAGCGCTGATTGCAGGAACTCCAATCCAAGTAACTTGCTCTCTCACAGTACGAATGAATATGTTGTGGCCTTCATCGCCCATGTTTCTTATAGTTTTGCCCATCTTTTCAGGACCAATCTCGATGCTATTAAATAAAAGCGAGGCTTTTAGGGCATCCGGTGGTGAACTACATAGAATCATTAGGTCAACCTTACCCGCATATGCTTTCCAAAGTGCCCCATGCGCTACATCCCAGCAGGTTAAAAATCCTATATCGCCAATGTCAGTATGTGCAATTACAATCTGAGGCCGTTTATCTACCGGAATCGTATAAGCGTATTCCCAACACCATGGATAGTTTTTATCATATCGCCAATATCTCCCATTCGGAGCAAAGAGAAGTAGAGCATTACGAATATCTGTATTACCTTTGCGATTCTCTTTTATGAGTATTGTCCCTGCAATATAAACACCATACTTTTTTGCCTGGTTTTGCATCCAGATCATTGTTGGACCATCGATAGTTTCAGCGTTGTTATAATTTTTCTGGGAATAAGCATATCCAGAATTAAAGAGTTCCGGCAGTACGATTAGCTCTGCTCCAGCCTGGACTGCCTCCTGCACCAAGTCGCCCGCACTGCTTAGCCTCTCCTGTAGCGGTGCAGGTTTTACATTCATCTGTATTGCAGCCACCTTAACATGTCTTCCCATACTTTTCACTCCCTGATTTCTCTGTAATTACACGCATTAAAAGCTTTGGATCTTATTTGTTTCATAATTCTTTGTATTGTTAATGAATTAACTAAGTTTTAAAAATAAGAGATTGGTTTACATGATTAATGATAAACCTTGTCTCAAAAATTTCAGCAGGAACAGGGCGACTTAAAAGGTAACCCTGGACTTGATCACAGCCAAGTTCGGTAAGTATATCAAGTTGCTCCTGAGTTTCAACACCTTCAGCTATCGTCTTAACTCCTATGGCCTTTGCCATGGTTATTATTGCATTAACAACCTGGACTGCACTAGCATTATTTCTCGACACTTCATCAATAAGAGACTTATCTATTTTGATTCTGCCAAAGGGAAGTTCGGTTAAATATCGAAAAGACGCATACCCGGAACCAAAATCATCAATTGATACTGAAATCCCAAGGCTACTGAATAAACTGAAAATTGTCTGCACTTTACTCTTGTCGGATATCATTATGCTTTCGGTTATTTCTGCATCAATCCAATCGGAGTTGAAGTTTTCTTCTTTTGCAATATCTTCTAACGCTTCTTCAAAAGACTTTTCTCCAAGCTGTTTGGTGGAAACATTGAAGCCGATTTTAAGCTGTATGTTATGTTCCTTATTCCATATTGCGCCTTGCCGGACGGCCCTATACATTACCCAATTCCCGATTTCCGAAATATAATCGATTTCCTCTGCAATCGGTATGAATTCACTTGGTGGGATATACCCGTGTTCAGCAGTTTTCCACCTAATAAGCGCTTCCGCGCCAATTAGCTTTAAATCAGGAATAGAGAATTGCGGCTGATAAAACAGTTCAAAATCATCATTAATACTTGCTTTCCGCAGCAGACGCTCTATTTCGTGACTCTTGTTTATCTGCTTATTAAAAAACGGATCGTAAAAAAGATATTTATTATATCCCTGTGATTTTGCTCGGTACATTGCAATTTCGGCTTTCTTCAAAAGCTCCGTGCCGGTACTTGCATCAGAGGAGTATAGGGCCACTCCCAAGCTTATTGTAATTTGCAAGGAATCGAGCCCTATGTTAAGCGGTTCATTCGTTAGACCAATGATTTCTTGACAGAATTTCTCGATTTCATCATGCGAATACTCACCGACAATAACAAGCGAAAATTCGTCGCCCCCCAATCTCGCAATAATCGCGCCGTAGAGATTCCAATTCGTAATTCTATTGGAAAATTCAACGAGAACTCTATCGCCAATATCGTGACCATAGCTATCGTTTATTGTCTTAAAGCGATCTACATCAATTAAAAGAACTGATATAGTATTATTATCAAGCCGTGTAGTAATTGCATCTTCAAGATATGACATAAAGTAACGCCTATTAAACAGTGAGGTTAATGTATCCTTATTTTTGAAAAAAGATAATTTGCTTGTCTGATCTGCGACACGCTGTTCGAGAATAGAGTTAATATTCTTCTCTTGTTTTAGCAATTTCTCGTTTTCGATAGATATCTGAACATATTTGCATGAGGCTCGATAAAGAAATATTAGGAAAGCATATAACACTATATCAAAAAAACTAATATTTGTAGAAAACATCTTGGTAGCCCAAAAAAGCACTGCCATAAAGGGAAACAGCAAAAAGTAAACCCATTTTGATATTTCCCCTTCATTCCTAACAATTACTAAATCAGATATACCGGAATCCACATTAATATGCCATAGTCCCCCAAAAGCAATAATATTAAAAGCCAATAAATATACAAAGATAATTAAAACATTAGATACATATTGGCCACTAAAATATAGATATAAATATAGCATATCGATGATAACGTATAGTAATACCCCCGAAAACATAATTTTAATAAAAGTGGGACTATTACCGGATCGCACTGATAAAAACCACGTTAAAATTCCTATGCCTATAAAAATATCAAAAACAATAGAAAACACAATTGTGAAATCAGATTGCATCATTGTATTAACTAAGAGGATATCTTTATGGAGAAATGTCTCCCAAACAAGAAACAAGCTCATGCATGAAACAAAGAATACATCAATGCAAAGCTGAATAAAATTCCACTTTCGAAATTCCCGAAGTATGAATAGAAATACGGATATAAAAATCATTAGATTTGGAATCGCATAAGACAAGATAACGGTAACGCTACTATAAGGATCATTACCAGCCAGTGTATAAATCAGCCGCAGAGTATCAGCTATTGCCCATGAAAAGACGGTCAGCGAACATAATAGAAAAGGGATGTTTTGAGGGTTCCTGCCTGCTTGGTGGTAATTATGCAGTAGTATAATTGCAACAACAAATGCATTTATGGGTGATAGAATATTGCACCAAAATTCTAAGTGCAATAAAACCGTTACCAAATAAGCTAAAAGAAATCCAAACGATATTATAGTTATCTTTCTAAGTTTTTTTAAACTACTCATCATAACTACCCTCATTGTAAAATACGATTTCTAGCTATTATAAATTAATTATATCAAACAATCGATAATTCACAAGGCCAGTTGTCATATTTTATCGAATATTAGATACTTTTGCCAAAAGAGCTTCTCACACTTCTTTCATAACGCCGTTAAATGTAACCACCATTTGGATTTTTCCAGTTGTTAGAGGGTAGATTTCGAAGTTATCTGCCTTTTCAATTGCCTTACAAAACCTCGGAATGTCATAGAAAATAAGCTCGTTCGTTTCTATCTGGATATAGCCGCTGCCATCATTTAATTCGTGCATATCATAGACAATCTCTGCATCAGGGGTTATTTCTGAAAGAGCATTATATGCCGACTCAAATTCCTTGAACCTAGTGGCATCCAAAATTTGTACACGCGATTGTTCCAGCTTTTTCTTTAAAATCTGTAGAAAGGCATCCAAGACTTCAAAGTTCTCGTTTTCATTCATGTTCATGGCCTCCTGAATTTATAGATGTTTGTTTCACTCTATATACAAAAATTTAGGTAAGTTGCTGACCCCTCAATAGATATATATTACAAACAAATGTCGCACGCAATCATTGTCTATATCCACCAAAACAATTGTAATTGTTGAAGAAACTGTTGAAAGTGTTGCTTGTTCTCACTTTATATACAAAAATAAGGGCAATGTAAGCTCTATAATATAAATTTATACAAACGATGTGTATAACGATTGTATATATTATATAAACCTGTCGCTTGATACAATCCTCGTTCAGAGGTAATATGTGACCTGCGAAAGGAGAGATCAAATGCAAAGAACAATAACTCGAGTAGCGCAGGCCTCACCTGCCCTACCCAAACTGAAGCGGGTCGCTGCATATGCCAGGGTCTCGTCTGCCAAGAACGCGATGCTCCACTCCCTCTCAGCACAGGTCAGCTATTACAGCGGATTTATACAGCAAAACCCAGAATGGCTGTTTGCAGGAGTGTATTCCGATGAGGGGCTTACCGGAACAAAGGATGCCCGTCCGGGTTTTCAGCAAATGCTCGACGACTGCCGAGCCGGGAAGATAGACATGGTAATAACCAAGTCCATCTCACGTTTTGCCAGAAACACTCTTACACTGCTGGATACGGTGCGGGAGCTCAAAGGTCTAGGCGTAGACGTCTACTTTGAAGAACAGAATATCCACTCAATAAGCGGGGATGGCGAGCTAATGCTTACTATCCTCGCTTCTTTTGCGCAGGAGGAGAGTCGCTCAGTTAGTGAGAACTGCAAGTGGAGGATCAGGGAGCGCTACAGGCGGGGCGAGATTGTTTCACTCAGGTACTTATACGGATACCGCATCAATAAGAACGGTATTTCTGTTAATGAGGAAGAGGCTGCCGTAGTTAGGAGCATTTACGACGATTATCTCAGCGGAAAGGGCTACTTCGCCATCGCCCGGAGATTGCGTGAAGAAAACGTCCCCACTATGAAAGGCGGAGAGTGGACGGTTTGCCGCGTATCTGAGATCCTGGCGAACGAGAAGTATGCCGGGAACGCCCTGCTTCAGAAAGAGTTTGTTGCCGACCATCTGACAAAAAAGAAGCTCCCCAATAAGGGAAGCCTACCCATGTATTTCGCAGAGGGGACGCACGACGCTATCATCAGCCCTGAAACCTATGAGAAGGCACAGGAAATAAGGGAGCAAAAGGTACAGTCGGCAAAAGCCCATGTTCCGACCGAAAGGTATGCGTTCTCCGGGATAATACGCTGCCCGAAATGCGGGAAGAACTATAGGCGTAGAATATGCCGAGGCAAAACCTCATGGAACTGCTCTACATTTCTTTCATACGGGAGAGACGCATGCTTTGGTAAACAGATACCCGAGGAAACACTTTTATCACTGACGGCGGAGGTTATGGGAATGGATAGCTTTGATGAGGAAGTATTTAAACAGCAGGTAGCGGAGCTTATCGTTCCGGAGCCGAATACAGTGATATACGTTTTTAAAGACGGCAGGCATGTCAGCGCCGAATGGCAGGATCGCTCCCGCCGGGAAAGCTGGACGTACGAAATGCGCAGAGCCGCTGCCGAACACGCAAGAGAGAGGTGGAAAGACATATGAACACGGCAAGGTCTGTAAGAATCATACCGCCTACTATGATGCGGTCTCATAGCGGTATAACACAAACAATCACCCGGAAGAGACGTGTGGCGGCATATGCCCGTGTATCAACGGACACCGATGAGCAGTTTACCAGCTTCGAGGCACAGGTAGATTACTATACGCAGAAGATAAAGTCCAACCACAATTGGTACTTCGTCGAAGTCTATACCGATGAGGGCATTTCAGCGACGACCACAAAAAACCGCGACGGTTTTAACCGCATGATCGCCGATGCTTTAGACGGCAAGATAGACCTCATCCTCACAAAGTCTGTCAGCCGCTTTGCCCGAAACACCGTAGATACTCTTACGACTGTTAGAGAGCTTAAGGACAGAGGCGTAGAGGTATACTTTGAGAAGGAGAATATTTATACGCTTGACTCTAAGGGTGAACTGCTCATAACCATCATGTCCTCACTTGCACAGGAGGAGAGCCGCAGTATTTCCGAGAACGTCACCTGGGGCCAGCGGAAAAGATTCTCCGACGGCAAGGTCAGCCTGCCGTACAAGCACTTTCTAGGCTACCGAAAAGGCAAAAACGGCTTGCCGGAGATCGTGCCGGAGGAGGCCGAGAGCGTTAAGCTTATATACCGTCTTTTCCTTGAGGGGCTTATGCCGTCTACCATTGCCAACAAGCTGACGGCGCAAGGCATCCTCTCCCCTGCCGGCAAAGAACGCTGGCATGCCAGTACAGTAGAGAGCATACTTACCAATGAGAAATATAAGGGTGATGCCCTACTGCAGAAATGTTTTACTGTGGATTTTCTGACCAAGAAGCAAAAGGCCAACGAGGGTGAAGTCCCACAGTTTTATGTGGAAAACAGTCATCCTGCCATAATAAGTCCTGAGGTTTGGGACGAGGTACAGTCAGAGCTTAAGCGGCGGAAAGAGGCTAGATACTCCAGCCGGGCGGGATGCTTCTCCAGTAGAATAATCTGTGGAGAGTGCAGTTCGTTCTACGGACGTAAAGTTTGGCACAGCAATGATAAGTACCGCCGGGTCATATGGAGATGTAATAATAAGTACAAGAAAGGCAAAGACCTGGTGCCATGTTCTACTCCCCATCTGGACGAGGAGACCATCAAGTCGGCATTTGTAGATGCGTTCAACAGCCTTATTACCTATAAGGATGAGGTCATTGCCAAATACCGTACCATCGTAGACCATCTGACAGATACAGCAGAACTAGATAATGAAAATGCTACTCTTCAAAGCGAGTGTGAGGTTATTGAGGAGCAAATACGGAAGATTGTCGCCGACAATGCGTGCTCACCACTAGACCAGGAAGATTATATGCAGCGCTACACCGAGCTATCCGAACGATACGAAGCTGCCAAAAACAAGCTAGATGAAACCGAGGCTCTCCGTCTGGAGCGTAAGGTTCGCTTTGAAAAGCTGACTGAGTTCATTGATAAACTGGATAGCAGCAACGAACTGCTTACAGAATTTAATGAAGAATTATGGAATTTCACGGTAGAAAGCATAACGGTAAAATCTCAACACGAAATACGCATCCTCTTCCGGGGCGGGATAGAGGCCGATTGGACGGTATAATGGCGGTGTTTTATACTCCTGCACGATTACCTTTATACTCCTGTACGATTGCTAAACAATTAAACGGTAACAAAAATGGGTGCATTTGTAACTATTTTCAGACCACAAAAAAGCTGATTATGCGGCCAGTGAATGCTAGGACGAAAATTGAATATAACTTTTAACGCCCGTAACTGCCTGATTTTAGGAGTTTTAGGGCATTTTACAAACCAAATTAGGACTTAACCATTGTATCAATAGTCAAGTCCTAATATGGCAGGGGCAGAAGGGATCGAACCCTCGGCCTACGGTTTTGGAGACCGTCGCTCTACCAGCTGAGCTATACCCCTATAAATATTTCATTAAACAAAACAATAGGATAAGCTATAATAAAAAA